GCTAAGACAGACAAACTAGATGTAAACTTGCAAAACTCTAATGGCCTCTTTATACTACCAGCTAAACAAGAAGTAGTTATAGAGGCTCAATATGAAGAGGCGTAGTAGCAGTACCATCCCATTTGGCTATAAGCTGATGGAAGATGGTGAACATCTAGAAGAAGTTGAGGTAGAACTTAAAGCCCTCAACAAAATCGTGCCGCTGGTTAAAAATAAAGTTTTATCTTTACGTGAAGCGGCTACTTGGTTGGAGTATGATACAAATAGAACTATATCTCATACTGGTTTAAAAAAGATTGTAGACCGATATGAATGATTGGGAGACTAACCCTGATGCGTATATGCGAGACGACAACGGGGATTTTATACTCAAAAAGGATGGAACACCTCGTAAAAAAACTGGCAGACCCAAAGGTTCGTCAGGTCGAGGCTACAACTACCACTCCAAAACCAAGGCCCAAATTGAAGCAAGAAAAGTTGTACGAAAGAAAGAAAAACGGTTAGCGCAGGCTCGCACCAAACTTGAAAACTATAAACGGTCACTCGACACTTCTAAAAGTACTCTAAACAAATTAGAAGGAACTGAGGCAAAAGCCGAAGGAAAAATAACAACAACAAAAGTTGACGATTTGCCCAAGGCGTTGAGGACTGTCGCAGAAGAGAATGTCATCTTTAGGCCCAACGATGGCCCACAAACTGACTTTCTTGCCGCTTCTGAGACTGATGTTTTGTATGGTGGTGCGGCTGGTGGAGGCAAGAGCTACGCAATGCTTGTTGATCCATTGCGTTTTGCTCATCGGGGAGCGCATAGAGCTTTAATCCTGCGGCGTTCTATGCCAGAGTTACGCGAGCTAATAGATAAGTCTCGTGAACTCTACCCGAAAGCCTTTCCCGGTTGTAAGTACAAAGAAGTAGAGAAGCTCTGGAACTTTCCGTCTGGAGCTAAAATAGAATTTGGATTCTTGGAGAGAGATGCAGATGTTTATCGCTACCAAGGTCAAGCGTATAGTTGGATTGGGTTTGATGAGATTACGCACCAAGCTACAGAGTTTTCTTGGAACTACTTGGCTTCACGACTGCGTACAACAGATCCAGAAATTATACCTTATATGCGGTGTACCGCTAACCCCGGTGGTGTTGGAGCGCATTGGGTAAAGAAAAGATATATTGATCCATCACCACCCAACGAGTCTTTTAAAGGCTCAGACGGTCTAAGCCGTAAGTTTATTCCTGCTAGGTTAGATGATAATCCATACTTAGCAAACGATGGACGCTATGAACAAATGCTGAAGGCGTTGCCACCTACGCAACGGCGACAGCTACTAGAAGGTGATTGGGAGGTTGCAGAGGGTGCGGCCTTCACAGAGTTTGACAGACACCTTCATGTTATTGCACCTTTTGAAATTCCTATACATTGGGAACGTATAAAAGGCATTGACTACGGATATGCTTCAGAATCAGCTTGTGTCTGGGGAGCAGTAGACAAAGACGATGGCACACTAATAATATATAGAGAATTGTATCGTAAAGGTCTACTAGGCACTGACCTAGCTCACATTATAACTGAGATGGAGTTAAATGATCCATTAAGTGTTCCGGGCGTATTAGACACAGCGTGTTGGAACAGAACGGGTCAAACAGGCCCAACAGTAGGAGAAACACTTGTCAAAGCTGGACATAAGCTAAGACGAGCAGATAAAAACAGGGTTGCAGGAAAGATTCAAATCCACGAATACTTAAAAGTTCAGCAAAGCGGAAGGCCCAAAATACAAATATTTAATACTTGTCCTAACCTGATACGCGAACTACAAAGTATTCCTCTGGATAAAAGTAACCCTGAAGATGTTGATACCCACGCACCAGACCATGCGTATGATGCGTTAAGGTATCTTATTATGGCTAGACCAAGGATTAGAGATCCTATTAGCCAAATGCGTGATTTTCAACGCGAAACAATCTTTCAACCAGCAGACGGAACATTTGGATACTAATGAACAAAAAAGTTTGGCGACCCCTAAATACTTGGGGAATATATACTTTAGGAATAACGGTTGGGTGGACAATGATTTATACTCTTGTTAGCCTAACACCAATAGGATAAATATGTCAGAATTTGAAAACACTCTTGTAGAAAATGCAGACAATCTTTATTTTGAAAGTGTTGAAGATGAAGATGGTTTAAGTCTTGAAGCTGATGCACAAATTAAATCTAATTTGGCTGGGTTGATTGAGGCCCGTTATGCTGATGCTCAACTTGCAAGAGATGCTGATGAGAACCGTTGGATTACTGCTTATCATAACTTTCGTGGAATCTATCCAAAGAACGTAAGATTCAGAGAATCTGAAAAGTCTCGTGTCTTTATTAAAGTTACAAAGACTAAAGTGCTTGCGGCTTTTGGACAGCTTGTAGATGTTATATTTGGTACAGGTAAGTTTCCAATTGGGGTATCTGCAACTGAAATTCCTGAAGGTGTTAGCGAGTATATGCACCTAAGCAGTGGACAAGGGCCGGGAATTGAAACAAGCGCGGCAATGCCTGCTCCCGCAGAACAAGCAGAGCCACAGCGTCCAGAAGGCGGTGTAGGTTATGCTGGAGATGGACGAGTCTTAAAAGCAGGCGCTAGAATGACTGCTGGACAAGGAATATTTGAAAACTTAGAAACTGCTGATAACGTAACTTTTGAAGCAGGGCCAAACCCAATTCCTAATATTCCAGAGATTTCTCCAGCTAAAGAAGCCGCAAGAAACATGGAAAAGTTGATTCACGATCAAATTGATGAATCAAATGGCTCAACAGAATTAAGAAACGCTATGTTTGAGTCTACGCTTTTTGGCACAGGTATTGTTAAAGGGCCGTTTAATTTTAATAAGACTCTGCACCGTTGGTCAGATGAAGACGGAGAAAGAACTTATGATCCAGTTTTTGTCAGAGTACCTCGTATTGAGTTTGTTAGCGTGTGGGACTTTTTCCCTGATCCTAATGCTACTTCCATTGATGAGTGTGAATTTGCTATTCATCGACACAAATTAAATAAGTCTCAGCTACGGGCATTACGAAAGATGCCATACTTTGATGAAGATGCTCTTCGTGATTGTATGCTCCTTGGCCCCAACTACGTCGAAAAAGACTATGAGTATGAACTTAAAGACGATCAACGTATGTCTGATATGGGTTCTAGTCGATTTGAAGTTCTTGAGTACTGGGGCTTAATGGATGCAGAATACGCCAAAGAAGTTGGCATGGAGCTTCCTGAAGGAGTAGATACTCTTGATGAAATACAAATTAATGCTTGGATTTGTAATGGTATTGTACTCAGGGCTGTTGTTAATCCCTTTACTCCCCACCGCATTCCCTACAATGCGTTCCCATACGAAAGAAATCCTTATAGCTTTTTTGGCATAGGCGTTGCAGAAAACATGAACGACAGCCAACAGATTATGAATGGTCACGCACGTATGGCTATTGATAATCTTGCGTTAAGTGGATCATTGGTTTTTGACGTAGACGAAACAATGCTTGTAGGTGGACAAAGTATGGAAGTCTACCCCGGAAAAGTATTTAGGCGTCAGTCTGGTATGCCCGGACAAGCTATACATGGCTTAAAGTTTCCGAACACATCTCAAGAAAATATGATGATGTTCGATAAGTTCCGACAGCTTGCAGACGAACAAACAGGTATTCCTAGTTATTCACACGGAATGACAGGCGTACAAAGCATGACTCGTACAGCTTCTGGTATGTCAATGCTACTTGGAGCGGCCTCACTCAATATTAAAACAGTCGTAAAAAATCTTGATGATTTCTTGTTAAAGCCTTTGGGCAAAGCCTATTATCAATGGAATATGCAATTCTTTGAAGGCGAGTTAAAAACCAAAGGTGATCTAGAAGTAAAAGCTTTAGGTACTAACAGCCTAATGCAAAAAGAAGTAAGAAGTCAGCGGTTGACGATGTTTCTTCAGACGGCTCAGAATCCTGCTATTGCACCGTTCGTTAAAATGTCTAAGCTTATTAGCGAGCTTGCATACAGTTTGGATCTTGATCCTGATGAAATTCTCAACGATCCCGAAGAAGCGGCAATAGCCGCACAGATTATAGGAATGCAAAATAATGTTGGACAAGGTACTGGCGAACAAGCTGGCCCCGTTGGTGAACAACCCGGAGCTATGGGAACCCCTGAAGGAGCACCTGAACAACCTACGGATGTTGGAGTTACAGGCACTGGCGACGGCAACATCGGAACAGGAAATGTTCCGCAAGCAGGGGAAGGCGAGTTCTCTGGCTAATCTTCTTACATTAAAAGAACAAGTAATTCAAAGACGAAAGGACAAAGACGATGGCTGAAGCATTTCCAGATTTAAATAAAGACGGCGAAGTAACACAAGCAGATGTATTGATGGGTCGTGGTGCTTTTGCTGAAGGTAGTCAAACTAATCAAAAATATAAAAAAATAACAATAAAAGATGAAGACGGCGACGATAAATTTTTTCTTGTACCTAAAGATACGAATTTAAATAAAACAACTATAGTTCAAGAAAAAAATCGAGATGATTTTAATGACAAATATAAACAAATAAAATTTAAAGATAAAGATGGAAAAGATAAATTTTATTATGTGCCTAGAGATATGTTTAATGTAGGTGGCGAAACATCTTTAATGGTTCCACCGGAAATGGAGATGCCTGCTGAAGAGCCTCCAGTAGACACTTACGACAATATCAGCCCAGAAGAAGAAATGCAACAGGCTGAAAATATGCTTCCAGACGAAGATATGGAAGAAGAGTACGTAGACTACGTAGCTGAAGAAGTATTAGAACCCGAAGAGCAAGAATATTTATTTAAGGTTCTAGACGAAGATCCAAGACTAGAAGGGATCTTAGATAAGATTATTCTTAATGCAACAGAATTTGCTGGTGCTGGGGAAGTTGAAGGCCCCGGTACTGGCATATCAGATTCGATACCCGCAAGGTTATCGGATGGTGAGTTTGTAATCACCAGAAAAGCGACTGACCAAATAGGCGCAGACAATCTCCAGAAAATGATGGACGATGCTGAACGTGCTTATGATGGCGGTCTTATGGGCTATGCAAACGGTGGTGAAGCTGGCACAAACCCTTTCGTAAATCCTGAAGAGATGTATGGAGTTCCAAAGGATGGAGAAGAGGATATTCAACGCCAAATGCTTTACTCAAGCCGTATGCCTAGTTTAATGAACCGATAAGGCTACCTATACTTTAGCCCCTTATCATTTTATAACCTTGAGGCCACCTTGTAGTATCAAGACCCTGTGTTAGAAGCGCAATAACACAGCCACCTTGAAAAGACAACAAGCCCCAAAAAGGAGAAGACTATGAGTGAAGAATCGCAAGCGAATCCGTACAATCAAAAGAAAGCGTGGCATACCCCTGATGGGCCTACCATGCCTAGTGCAGATTCATTATTCTTTGAAGAGCCACAAGAGGCTACTTCCGACGAAGATGACGGAACCCCTCAAAAAGAAAAGGCTACTCGTACCAATTATAAAAAAAGGTATGATGATCTAAAAAAACATTATGATAATAAGATCTCTGAGTTTAAGCAACGCGAACAAGAACTAGAGGCTATGGCAAGATCTGCTCAACCGCAGTATCGTCCACCAAAGTCTGTAGAAGACCTTGAACGCTTTAAATCAGAGTATCCTGATCTATATGATACTGTCGAAACAGTAGCTCATATGCGTAGCGAAGAGCAAATGAATGCTCTTAAACAAAAGCTTTCGGCTTTAGAACATCGTGAATTAGAAATGTCTAAGCGCGATGCCGAAATTAAACTACGTGAGCGACACCCTGACTTTGAAGATATCAGGGGTGATGACAACTTTCACGAATGGGCTAAAACCCAGCCTGAAGAAATTCAGCGTTGGATTTACAAAAACCCAGATAATGTTGGATTAGCAAGTCGTGCCATAGACCTTTATAAGATGGAAAATGGAATTGCGATTAATACACCCACTCGTAAGTCAAAACCTTCAAGGCCAGATGCGGCTAGTATGGTTTCGACTAAAACAACAAGTGTCGAACCTAAACAAGCCAAGATCTGGACACAACGGGAAATTGCCGCTTTGTCCTTGGATGAGTATGATAAATACGAGCAAGAGATTGATCTTGCCATCCGCGAAGGACGAGTAGCAAGATAAACTATTTGTCTTTTTTAGGAGTAATAAATCATGGCTTATAACGTAAGTGATCAGTATTTTGAGCCAGCAACTGATACAGATGCGAACTTTGCAAACTCAGTTTCTGGTCAAGCTAACTCGTTCTTCCTGCCTGCTGTCTATTCAAAGAAGGTACTTAACTTCTTCCGAAAGTCATCAGTCTGTGAAGCCGTAACCAACACCGACTACGCTGGCGAAATTGCGGCATTTGGTGATAGCGTAAACATCATCAAAGAGCCGGTAATTACCGTCTATCAGTACGAGCGTGGTGCAGACGTAACCTCAACTAAGCTGACCGACCAAGAGCTTACTCTTGTTGTTGATCGTGCAAACGCATTCAAATTCATTGTCGATGACATTGAAACCAAGATGTCGCACGTAAACTTCAAGGAAGTAGCATCTTCTTCAGCGGCTTATGCGTTGCGTGATGCTTTTGACGAAGGCGTATTCAGCATTATGCAATCTGGATTGTCTTCATCTTCACCCGACCACACTCTGGGTGCTGACTCAGCTACCGACCTTGGTGCTGGTGTCTATGACGGTGCTGGTGCTATTGACGTAGGCATTTCTGGCGAGACTGATCCTCTGGACGTTCTTGCTCGCATGGCTCGTTTGCTTGATGACCAAAACGTACCCGAAGAAGGTCGCTGGGTTGTAGCATCTCCTGACTTCTATGAGCAACTTTCTCAAAGCGGCTCTAAGCTCTTGTCAGTAGACTACAATGCCGGTCAAGGCTCTATTCGTAACGGTCTGGTAAGTTCTGGCAAGTTGCGTGGATTCTCCATGTACAAGTCAAACAATATGCCTTCTACAAGCAATGCTACCGGCTTTATGCTGGCTGGTCATATGAGTGCTGTTGCAACCGCTCAGTCTATCACTAGCACAGAGGTCATCCGTGATCCTTCTAGCTTTGGTGACATTGTACGCGGTCTGCATGTTTGGGGTGCTAAAGTTCTGCGTCCTGAAGCACTGATCGGTGCTTACTACAACATCGACTAAGATGATTGTAAGGGAGGGTGAAATATCCCTCCCGTTTTTAAGGACTAATATATGCCATTGATTTCAACTCCTAATAAACCTATCAGCATGAAGCTAACTGAAAATAAACGTGGACGTTATCGCTACGTAGATCAAAAAAAGTTTTCTGATAATTATGATAGGATTTTTGGAAAAAAAGACAAAGGAGATAAAAATGGAAAATAAAAAGCGTTCAGGCTACAGCATGGGTAGAAAAATCCGTGGGGGCTATATGGGCGGCGGTAGTAGTTATCGTATGCAAAAAGCTGAAGGCGGTAAAGCCTACTCTAACATTAGAGACATGGAAAAAGCTTGTATGTCTCCTGACCACAATGAGTCAATGAAAGAAAAATGAAAGTTCCAGCACCAAAGGGTTACCACTGGATGAAGAGCGGTAACAGCTACAAACTAATGAAAGACCCTAAAGATGGCTTCAAGCCCCACAAAGGTGCTAGTAAGTCAGCCAACTTTGAAATACAAAAGGTTCATAAAAAATAATGGCGACTACATACCTACAGCTTACAAATGAATTACTAAGAGAATTGAATGAAGTTGTATTAACTTCTAGTAATTTTTCTTCTGCTATTGGAATACAAGCACACGTAAAAGATTGTGTAAATCGTGCGTATCTAGATATTGTTCTTGAAGAACCTCAGTGGCCTTTCTTGTCTGTAGGAGATAGTGGTACAACAGACCCTATGTATGGAAATACATATATTGAAACAGTTGCAAATACACGTTGGTATGAACTAAAGCCTGCAAGCGATTCTATTTTAAATGATTATGGCTCAGTAGATTGGGATAATTTTTATTTAACGACAGTAGGTGTTACGGGCGAAAGCTCTCCTTACACCGCAAAGAATCTTAGGTTTACTACTACTGACGAATGGAAAGACTTTTATAGGGCTAGAGAAAATGCAGACGATGCAGAAGATGCTAATGGTGGTGAACCTAAGCGTGTTATTCGTAGTCCTGATGGGCGTATGTTTGGTTTAAGTCCAATCCCCGATAAAGTATATCGTGTTTGGTTTTATGCTTATGCACAGCCTACACAGCTTTCAGCATATAGTGATGCAATAGTATTTCCAGATATGTACAAAACAGTACTATTATCTCGTGCAAGATATTTTATACATCAGTTCAAAGAAAACATTCAGCCAGCCGCACTAGCCTTAGAAGAATATCGACGCGGCCTAAAGCTTATGAAATCTAATCTTATGACTCCAGAGCCTTTCTACATTAAAGATGATCGCGTGAGGTTTGTCTAATGTCTCAGGCTTTTGGTTTTTCATGCAAAGGCGGTTTAAATACAAACTTAAACTCTATTGAGATTTTAGGTAACCCCGGATTTGCAAAGGTACTAGAAAACTTTGAAGTAGACCCAGACGGAGGCTACAGACGCATAAATGGATTTACAGCCTATGGTACTGCTCGTCCAAACGGCTCTAATGCTGTGTTGGGTATTCAGCCTTACGGTGATGGGGTTGTTGTGTGTTCTGGTACAGATATTTTTTTTAGTAATGATGGCGATTCGTGGCTACAAATAAATAGAAGTGCAGTTTCAAATAGTGGTGATAACTACACAGCTTTTACAGGCCGATCTACTTTAACTCGCACAGATCAAGGCCAATGTCAATTTGCATTAATTGAAGGCGCGGCATATGATTATGGTCAACTTGTAATTGCAGACGGTGCAAATAAATTATATATGTTTCGCATGGAAGGTACGGGTCTTTTAAATACTCGTACATTTTTTGCAGAAGAAATAGCTGTTAGCGGTACAAACGCTGTTAAATACATTACAGTCCACGACCACCACCTTATTGCTTCTGGAGTAGGTAATAATTTAAATACTGTATATTATAGTGTTTATAACGATGCTACAGATTTTGGTGGTTCTGGTGCAGGCGCAGTAGCAATTTCAGACCAAATACAAGGCATTAAAGGCTTTCGTGAAAACTTAATTGTGTTTACGCAAAACAGTATTCACAAACTTATAAATATTAATGATCCTCAAAATGTTCGTGTAGACCCCATTACAGAAAACGTAGGCTGTCTAAATGGATATAGTATTCAAGAATTTGGAGGTGATTTAGTATTCTTAGCTCCCGATGGTATTCGTACTGTTGCGGGTACAGCAAGAATTGGTGACGTAGAGTTAAGCTCTATTTCAAGACAGATTCAAGAGATCGTAACAGCCTTAACTACATCTACAAGCTCTTTTATTATTACAAGTGATGTACTGAGGGCTAAATCGCAATACAGACTTTTTTATTCTACGATAGCTCAAGACCCCAGTGAAGCCAAAGGAATTATTGGAACTTTTACAGGCCAAGGTTTTGAATGGTCTGAAACAAAAGGTATTCAGGCTTTAGGTTTTGCTTCAGGTTTTAACAGCAACGGCGTAGAAGTTTCTTTTCATGGTGATAAAGATGGCTACATTTACAACCACGACACAGGCGATTCTTTTTTACACGCAGGTTCAGAAGCAAATATTTTTGCAACTTATCAAACTCCAGACATTGATTGTGGTGATATAGGAACACGAAAAACTTTAAAATATGTTCGTACTTCTTTTTCACCTGAAGGTAATTTAGAACCAGTTTTAAGGTTGCGGTATGACTATCAAGCCGTAGATATACCACAACCTTCAGATTATACGCTTACAGGCATACCACTTCCTGCCGTTTTTGGAACTTCTGTTTTTGGTGCATCAACTTTTGGTGCTAGTTCAGATCCAATGTTTAGAAAAACAGTAGAGGGTAGTGGACATACCGTAAGCTTTAGAATTAGATCAGATGATACTAGAAGCCCATATGCAATTAATGGTTTCTACATAGATTATATGCCATCAGGTAGGAGATAATAATGGCCCAAAGTTATACACGACAAAGTACATTTGCAGATGGCGATACAATTACTGCCGCGTTATTTAACGACGAGTACAATCAACTTTTAAACGCCTTTGCGTATTCAAATACTTCTGAAGCTTCTACGGGCCACAGACATGATGGCACAGCAGGAGAAGGCGGTAATATTCATACGATTGGTGACTTAGATTTTAATAATAAAATTGTAGTTGATAGTACAAACAATCGTTGGGGCTTTTATGTAGAAGTCTCTAGTGCC